TCAATCGATTCTGACATCGAAGCCTAAGTTTTCTGCAATCACCAGTGTTTGATCAAGATTAATAATCGCCTCTTTGATTTGCGTTTCTTTCGGATCTAAAGCACTCAAATCACTGCCCCTTAAATCACACTCGGTAAAATCTGCACGATGTAGCCATGCACCAGATAGATCGCTATCTCGCAGCGAGCCTCCATGGCAACGCACTCCCGTCAAATCGGCTTCTCTCAAACGAGTTCGCAAAAAAGAAGCTTTCTCTAGATCAGCGCCCAGCAATCCAACAAAAGCCCAATCACTGTCTTCAACCTGCATGTGGTGAAACTGACAATCGCTAAACATACTGCCAACAAATTTACAGTCGGTGAATTTACTATCAAAGAAATTACAGAAATGAAAAGTACAATTTAAAAATGCACTATGCTGATGAACTGATGCATTAAAACGTGCACGACGAAAGGTACATTCATTAAAAACAGCACCTGTGCTTTGGGCTTCTGACAGATCTAAATCAACAAACAAAGTCCGCTCATATTTTTGATTGCTCAGTACCTGACCATAGCAATCTAAACTGGTTATGGTTTCTGTCGTTTTTGGTGTAGCAGCACCGTATTTTCTTTCAGCCATGGTGTTCAATATTTATTTTCGAATACATCAAAATATGCCATGCATGCTCGTTTGTACATGCTTTTCTCCTGACTTATTTATCTCTTTTTTAAAATAAAAAAGAGCGGCAAAACCGCCCTCTTATTATGTAGAAAACTAATCTTCCATATGCTGAATGATTATTTTTAAATTATAATTTATAATTTTCAACAACTTAAATAATTCACAAATTGATAATTTTATTTTTATGTACACATTCTTGTACAACTCATTGAAAACAATATTATTTACACCGCCTATCAGTAGGTACATTATAAAAACTAACTAAGCAATGAACAAGAATAAAAATGCGCTACTTCTATATAAAGAAAGGTAAGCAATACTTACACATTCAGCAATCACTTTTTGAAGATTACCAAGACTATTCGGATATCAATGCAATGGTCACTCAGCAGTATGTTTTTTTAGACACCAAAGATGAGGCTATTAAGTTTCTGGAAGTGAGAGAAGCCAATAGGTTCTTGGTAACAAAAGGAAGAAAGTTGAAAGGCGCGGAGATTGTAAGGGAGTAAGTTTACTAATGCTGTACACACTGCAAGCAAACCGAGATACTGACATTAGTTTTGATGGTATGTGCTGTGCAGCTGGGCAAAACACAAACAATAAAAACGCTCAGAATCAAAGTAGATAATGAGCGCTTACAATTGAAAGTTACTTTTTTAGAAATAATTCAGCCTCCGCAGCACGACGGCGAACCAAACCTTTTAAGACCTTGCCTCCACCCTTGTTCCAGAATTTAAACTGATCAGCCGCGCCTGCATAATCACCAGCATTCAACTTTTTAACCAAGGTTGATTCTTTAAATCCTGTTTGACCGATGTTATAAGCAAGAGACACAAGCGCATCGAATTGATTTTGATTGAGTGTAACTTTAACAGAACTATTAACAGCACGTTCAAAGCGCTTTAGATCGAAAGCAAAATATGCTTTAGCTTGATCAAGTGAACACACATCACCTTTTTTGACTCTAATTCCATTCGGGTAAACAGTTGTACCAAAGCCAATAGTCCAGACACCAACACCATCATCGTAAGCATTCAGTCTTAAATCTTCAAAACTGGTGATTAGATCAATACCAACACGGCTAGTTGCCATCTCTTGATCTGGCAATAGACCATCTACAACTTTGTTAAGCTCATCAACTTGGGTTTGTGTAAGCTTACCGCCTGCAATGATTCGTGCAGCATCGAAAAATGGTTTAAGGCTCATTGTTCACCGCCCTTGCCGCTAATGATAGCCACGAATGCTGACTTAACCTCCGCAATAACTTCAGACATTGACTTGCCTTTTAATAGCGCAATCGACTGGTAAGCTATACCAATAAAAAGCAAGCCAAACACGGCAAACATCAGCATGATAAAGCCTTGAAACATTGTTGATGTACTTAGATAGCCTTGATGCTCTATAAATGCTGATCCACCATAAAGGCTAACCGTCACGCTACACACAAACTTAGTTATTACCCCAGCTGATACCTGAATCTTACCGTTCTTATCAATATCTCCGCTTAATACCAGCGCCAATATTGCCCCAATAACTGCTGGAAAAATCTTTAATACCCACGGGATAGCGTTCTCTTGCATAACAACCTCAATTTAATAGTAATAAAAAACCCTGTCCTTATTAAAAGTCAGGGTTTGTATTGGTTGATTGGGTAAATTTCTTGATTTATTAAATTATTGATCAAGCTAAGCTTTTAGCTTTGTTTAAGTAGATTTTTGCAGTATTCTTACTGTGCTCACTATAGGATTCATGATTCATTATTATATGTGACAAATCTATCGCATCACGATAACGCTCTAGAGTTAAGTAAACCCTAATCCGACCTAAAATAGTGAATTCACTATCTAAATTCGAATCAACAAATATATCTTTATTAGCAACAATATTAGATATGATATCACTCAACTGCTGTGTTTTATTTAAATGAATAAGAACGTCATGCCCTGCATAATCAACATCTATTAGTGTTATATTTTTATAATATGGCTGAATTACTGTACTATAAAAATAAAGATCAGTAACATCATATTTATCAATAAATAGATAAACTGGATTTATAGTTTGTTCTACTTTACTTAAACAACTATGTGTAAATTCAAGATGATCGTAATTGATTTTATGACTTCTTAATTCAGGATGATATGGATTTCTAGGAGCTGCAGCAATGGCAGTACCATTTACAGCTCCTGCAAAGTAAATAGAAGCATAAGCTCCAAGCGAACTACCATAAAGAAAGACTTTTTTCCCTTTCACTAAAGGAGAAATCAACATCTTAAATCTTTCAAAGCTCAAAGTTTGAAAAAAATTATCATCATGTTTGCATGAAATTAAATTAAACCCTTTATTTATTAAAAAATACAATCCAAATGTTGCGCTATTTTTATCACATCCTGCTGGACTGAATACAATGAATGTAACATCTGAATCAATGTTATGCTCTTCAATCAAATGCCCATCTGTTTCTTCAATTATCTTCGGTTCAAATTCATAAAGCTTGTTTCTATTTTTGTTGAAAGCGTACTTCCTATCAACTCTTACAGCCTCTCCAGTTCGAATATCTTTATAAAAAAATGTCACCGTTGTAATGCAGTTTTCAGAAGGTATAAAATCAAATTCAAAGATATTTCGATCTTTGTAGAACTCTTTTTCGATCCCTTTAGAATGGTGGAAATAAAACGCATATGTATGACCTTCTATTGTTTCTGTCTCTACAATCACCTTATTTCCATTCACCCATGCTTTAGTTTCTAAAGTTTGATATTTATTAAACATGATTAACTCGTTGTTATTTGACGCCATGCAGCAGCCTTTCTTAAATAATATATATCATTTTTTGCATCAGTCCATCTACTGCCATTAGAGGCAGAGGAACCAAAGGTTCCAAAAAAAGGACCACGAATATTTACTAAAAACTCTCCAGAATTTGCGGATAACCTAACAGGCGGAGGTAATCCCGTTGTATCAGTAAGTGCTTTAAACTCAACATCTAAATTAATGTTGTCATAACTTCCTGTAGTAACATTGACTGAATATGCCACAAAATTATATTTTAAGTTATGACAAACAATATGTATATCACTTACTTTTACCACAGTACCAGAAAAATAAATCGCGGCTGTCACTTTATCACTTTCATTACCATCACTATATAAATCTAGCATCCTCACATTTTTTACAGAATCGAGAGCCACCATTGCAGGGTCTTCATTAGTAAAAAATAGGACAGCATTCCCAAGAAGTTTATTGTAACTTTGGGAACTAATAGAAATGTCTTCACAAGAAGCTAAATGAACACCGCGTCTAGCACTAACTGGTTTATTAATAGCACGCACAATATGCTTGCCAATATGTACATGTTTTGCATGCGAAATAATTAAAGCTGCAAAGTTATTAAGCCCCTTTGTTGCAGCGCAATCTTCAGTAACTAAAGTTCCGATCTTAATGTTGGTATGGTAATTAAAATCATTAGTCCTATTCCCCCCAAGAATCTTAAAACCACCACCACCAGTTGCTGCAGACCCTGCCCCAGTATTTCTCGTTCTTACAAATCCAAAACTAATATTATCAATTGAATATACCCCTCCCAAGCGAATACCATGCTCGGCGGAATCCTCAACATCTACTACATCAAAAGAAACATTCCTTGTGCTATTGTTACCTAAAACCGATTCAAATAAAATTGCATTTTGCCCAGCTACACCTAGACCTCTAGACATTAATGTTCTTGCGTACACTTCACTGAAATGTGAATCTTGGCAATCTCGAAAATATAAGCCAACAACATAATTTGTCATACTTATAACATCAACTTTTGATTTTGTTACTCGATATACCTGAACATGGCTATTGAAGTTTTTTGTGGATATACTCTTCACCTTTATATTTGTAATATAATCCGTTTCTCCAAGTGGACATATCATACAACCTAACAGTGGTGACTCATTAACTGACTCAACTCGAATAGAATTAATATTAACATTTGACTCGATTACACGCATTCCATTGTTATTCTGAACAGTCAAAAAAATTTCATCTAAGATACATGTGTTTGCATAAATGATAACTGACCAGTTTGCATGAGCTTCAAGATTTAATAATTTTGCTGAGTTAAACAAAATTGCATTCCCATAAAGATTTAAAGTCCCCTTAAATCCATATGTTTTATTTTTCTCAAATACTATCAAGCTTCCTGTATTAGTTAACAAGGCTAGAATTTTTGCTGTCTCATCTGACCCATCACCAATAAGCCCATAATCCTTTGCGTGAATAATATCTTTATTCTTTTGAAGTTGAGTTCTATTGGACCAAGTCTGCACAAACTGATCAGTTATTGGTAAAAAGTTTTCTCCTGTAATATTGTTTACCAGTGCATCAATATAGTTTTTTAGTGCAACATCACGTGCTGTGTAGTCAACTCTCAGCGCATCATCTTCTGCTTTTAAGTGAGCCATAATGGCATTATCAGCAGCGATTCGATTTAGAATCTCATCCTGCAAGCCCTTGTTCAAAACAGAATCTGCATACCCAAGCTCTTGAAGCTTCCACCAAATTAAATCAAAGTCTTTATTTACAGGTACTGGTCGGAACGAGTTGTCATAACTCTGATAATTAGTTGTTCTTTCAAGAGGAGTATTTCGCTGTAGCCCAATAACTTTGCCACTTAATGGCGCTGTAATAAAATTTACTGTGTTTAAGTTTAACGACCACGAACCAGAAGGAGCAGCAACACCATTAATTGTGACTATTAAAAATTCTGCTTTATCACAATCGAAAGTAAGCGGGAAAGCTGTAGTAACTCCGTTTGCTGTATATTCTTTAAAAGGTATTTGCTCAGGTACTGCCATAATGTGCCCCTAATATTCAAAGTCCATCGTGGCTTCAAAAACACCACTGTCTGGCCTCCAATTAGGCGACTCGTTCGATTCTATTCCGTTGTGTATTTTACCTACGCGCTCTGGTGCAGATACTATTGCGCCAGATAATGAATCCAGATAATCATCTGGTTGACTCGATATTGCTGGATTCCATTCACGCATTTGTTTTACTTGCGCTGTGTCCTCTGTCTCACCGCCTTCTTTCTCTATCCAAAGAACTGATACATGCGCCCATAACATGCCTGATAACAAAGGCGACTCGATACCCTCTAAAATCCGTTTATTCTTATTTTCCGTGCTGTGTTTTTCTTCTACAACACATCTTATACGGCGTTTTTTTAATGCGCCTTTAAGCGAGTCGGGTGCAAATCCACCAATGCCGTTGGTCTCAATTACAATCTTGGGTAGCTTAAACTCTTCGATAATGTCGCAAAGCTGCCAGACTTGACCTCCTACAATCCCTCCATTTTCATCGGGAATTGTCACTGGCCCACTTAATGGAATTGATCTATGCCAGTATTTATTCCCATACTCATCATGGAAAACAAGCGCCGTGGATGATATGTCTGATTTGAGCTTGCCTGAAGATGGGTCCCAGCGGAAAGATGCACCAACAAGACGTCGGTCACCGAGCGTTAAAACATATTCCTTGTTTGCGCATTTAAGCACCGGTTCACAGTCATAAGGGATAATCTTGTCAGGGTCTAAACGAACATCACCAACAGGTTTGGCATGCATTTGATACTGTGAATCCCATTCATTTAGGGTTTTACATTCTTCTCGTCTAAACTCCATTTCTTCAGGCGTGAATCTTTCTTCCCACAAACCTACAGAATAAAAATCTATTAAATTGTAAGATTCTAGAAGTGTTACTTCCCATAAATCATCATTAATCTTTTTATATGCATAACTCTTATCTTTATGCAGATATTTAGAACCAACCCCGATGCCAGAAAATGAATGAATTGGCTCAAAATCTAAAGTGATTTTTTGACCAGCTATGCCACCTTCAACACGGCGTTCATGGTCAAACATTTTCATTATCAAGGTTGATACTTTTCTTTGTTTTTTAATTTTTTCATAGAGTGAATCATGGGTGTGTGGCGTACCAAGCGGCCTATGGAATGTCGTTATTCTTTATGACTACAATTCTCGGTGCATTGGTTGTACAGCTAAAAGAATTGGCAAACGGTAATGATCCTCAAATTATGTGGGACAGTGACAATCACAGCAACACATCCAAGTTTTTTACTCGCTCAGTTGTACAAGGTGGCGGTTTATCAGTTTTGGGTGATATTGTGGCGGCTGGTGTAGACCCAACGGGTAAAGGTGTCGCAAACTTTCTAACTGGCCCAGCTGGTGGCGATGCTCAGACTCTTATGGGTTTGACGGTTGGTAATATAAACCAATGGTATGATGGCAAAGATACAAATGCAGCAAACGAAGCTTTCAAGGTGATTAAGAATAAAGTTCCTGCACAAAATTTATGGTATACAAAAGCAGCAGTAAACAAGTTATTCTTTGACGAAATTCAAGACAGTATCGCTCCGGGTTACCGCGAGAAACTTTTAAGAAAAGCACAACGACAACAAGGGCGCACCCAATGGTGGGGCGATGATATAGACGATATCCAAGCGCCAGATTTTGAAAGAGTTGTTAAATAATAAATAATACCCAACCCACCAACACCTAAGCCTTTGCATTATTAAAAATTATGCGAGGGCTTTTTTTATGCGTGATGATCAAGCGGAACGAATTAAGAAACTATCAGAGAAAATAGCGGACGACATGATTGGAACCGCAGGCGTAGCCTTAAAAATCGGCACAGAAAGTAAAGTAGAGCGTGGCGATAAAGGGTTTATGTACAAGATTGTGAAAGACCAAGCGGCTGTAATGGCAGCACTTGAGCGCATTATCGCAATCAAAGAGGGTAAAACTTTACCAATCAGTGCTACACCAGAAACCCAAGAAAAGCACGAACAGAATTTAATTAGAAAGGCTGAAGAAGAAGCCGCGAAACTGGCAGCTAAATACAGTTAATGACTAAACCAAAGGTAAGCTTTTTAGCATTTTTTATTCTTTGGGCAGAACTGCAAGGCTGGAAAGTACCGGGCTTTCACGTACAAGTTTGTATCTTCCTAGAGAAATTCTATCTGAATGGGCGCACAGGCTTGCTCATGCTTCCGCGCGGTCATTCGAAATCAAGCATCCTATTGGTGTTTAATGCTTGGGTTGTTTATTGCTGGCCTAAAACTCAAATACTTCACCAAGGCACCACCGATCCAGACGCGCACAAATGCAGCCGAGGAACTAGAGATGTATTAGCACGTCACCCTCTATGTATTAATAACTGGTCAGTTGGGATTAAACAAGGTGAGGTCGAGCGCTGGTTTGTAAATGGCACAAACGATATTCAATATGGGACGATGCTATCTAAGGGTATTTTATCTGGTGTAACTGGTCACCGCGCGCATTTCATTCAAAATGATGATGTAGAAACCCCTCAAACCACAGGAACACCTGAAGCGAGAGAGAAATTACCGTTAAAACTTTCTGAGCAAACACACATTGCAATACCTGGGGGGAAAAAGCTGTGGATTTTCCTTTCAACCCATCTTGTGCCATTGTGCGGCTACCATGACGCATAAGGAATGCGGCTGGGAATGACTTAAATTGAGTCATTGAACGCCAGATTTCCCCCATTGCTGTGCCTTTCTTTGTTCCAGCTGTAAGCCATGTGCGTTCTCGTAACCCTGCCTCAATAACCGCCATGCCTTGTTCATCTAAGATGTGTGTTTGAAATTGTGTAGCAACCTCATCACGGATTTTTTTAGGGTCACCAAAAGCAGCCAGCTTGCTATCAGGTATTTCATAAATTGATCTAGCTGACATGAGTTTATTGCCCTTTCGATCTACTACGGGGTCGGCAAGGCGCATCTAGCGATACGCAAATCATCAGGGGAGCTATCATGAACAATTCTCTTTTGAATATTTTCTAAGGCAACTTTCCTGTCACTTGTTCCAGATTTATTCTCAACAAGATCCCTAATGATTTTCCTGTCTTCCCACCTTCTTCCAACTCTTACTCTCTCATTTCTTGCAGCTTTATATAAAGCACCTTCAGAAGGCCCAATATGTTCATCAACAAAACTTTTAATAATTGCTCCCTGCCTAATATCTGGCGAAGATTGATTATTAATTTTTGCGTTGATATCACTTCTAAATTTACTCACTTGCTTCAAAGAAGGGTTCGCAGGGATAAGGTTTCCATTACTATCAACGGTGGCCAAACCGTGATGGACCGCAAGTTTTCTAGCTGTTGGAATGATAGTTTCAGTTGCACCTTCCACCTGATTATTTAAGTAATCAAGAAGAGTTGTTGGTGTATCTACCACATTTGCAACTGGATTGGTGAAATCAACAGGATTCTGCGCCTCAGGAGAATTGTCAGCTTTTGCATATGCCACTCTTACACGATTTTTATCAGCATTCATTTGTTTTTGAAGTGCTGTATCAACAGATATTCCTGCTTCACGCATATTTGTGGCTTGTGCATCAGTAGCATCAATAAATGCATCTATATTTTGTTGAATTGCTTGGTGTTGTTCACTAAATCTTTGGCGTAGATCATTTCCAACACCAACCATTCTGGCAGTATTTTGTTCAAATCCTAGCTGGTCAACATCTCGACTAATTTGACCTTTGGTTAGTTCTGGTGGATATGACAC